CCATAATCAAAGGTGTGAAATGGGATTCCATTGCAGTAAAATCTGTTCCCATCACCACACCGAAGTCCCCGGCCATTTCCCGCTGAATATAGGCTGGACGTTGCAATACTGGAATATGCTTTATAAACTCCGGCCTAGAAAAGATCTCTTGCTCTATAGCATGAATCAAGGGACCTAACATCAACACCATTTTATCTCCTCTAGGATAAATCAATCTCATGGCGTTGGCTTTTTGTAGAACTTCAGTTTTCGGGAATGCCTCAATGGATGTCATCTCCCACCATTTAAAAAGATCACCTTCTTTTTCCAACAATTCCAGTAGTTGTTTCTTCCTCCAATGTGGATGATTAAGGTGATGTATGTAGGAAGTGACATCAGGGACTTGCGCATCTGTTAGTGGAACCAAATTAGTCTTGAGCCAATTTTCTATAAATCTCTTTAATTTCGCCAAAAGATGGAGAACAGGCGTAGGCAATTTACGCCCCATCCGCTTTCGAATTGACTCAACTATATTTGGAACATAATAATGATCAGCCATTGGTGGAACAAAACCACGCACAATTGGTCCTACTTGTGCCTGTATTGGCAAACGGCGATATTCAGTTAAAGAACTCTTAACTTTAATACGTACGTCTGACTCTACCTCAATAGCTTCAGGCCGACATGCGTCAATAGTGTCTTCACCCCTTCGGTAGCCGTATGAATATAACCTTCGACTTCCGCAACCGAAGGGGTCTTGAAGTTTGTTGAAATGACTTGTGGCATAAAATTATCATCTCTTGCCACTGCACACAAAAAGGCGACATCTATTGAACCTTCAATCACTGCTGCAAAACGAGCCATATCTAAATTATATTTAATAAACTCTCGCATCAGTGTAGGTCGACCATTCAGCAATATTATGTTAGCAGACCCACAACTCGCTAGCAAGTAGCTCGCCATCTCTGGGGAAAAGACTCCTTCTATTGTTTCTTTAATCTCATCTCTTCTACCCCAGTCTGTATTAGTTGATGACGCGAATACCGTGTAATTTTGCAGATAAGGGTTTGCTAGGAATTTACCCTCTGTCTTCTGTCTAAATCCCTCTACACGGACATCAACCAACCGGCAATATTCTTCTCTTTGATCAAAGAATAATCGAGCAATTGCCGGATTGTATCCTGCTGCCACTATCTTCCTCCAGAAGGACACGCATGGCTGAGCTGATTCTGAGTGGAAAGCTAAGGTCGCCATACCATAAATGGTCATATTAACTCCTACAGCATCTTGTATAGCTTTCCAGACAAAAGCACTGGGTCTATTAGCAAATAGTGCTACAATTGGATTCCCATCATTTGGATTAAATTCTCTGAACATGTCGACTGGATAATCTCGTATTTCGGCACATTCAGGGATAACATCTGCATCATGATCAATATGGCCACCATTTTCTTCAATAGTTTCGCGATGCCATTTGATCAACTCTTGGGATTCATATTGCGGAACAACACCTGGTTCTGCTTGAGCTTCATGCAGTAACACTAATGCCTCTTTGGGGGCTCCATTCTTGACAGAAAGCATCAATATTCTAAATTTGGGCTGCATCTTAAGAGCATAACGTTCATTTACTGCCCAATAACAATGATGTACTTTCTTCAAGTGAGCCTCCATTTCACCCCTTAGTGGTATCAATTTATCAGCACACATATAACGACCCTTATGTTTGTGGTGATAAAATGGACATACAATCTGAGCAGCATCCTCATCTAATATCTCTTTAACTTCTGAGGGAATTTGTTCTGCTATTTCCACTGGGGTGCTGTGGAGGAGTGCCAGCATTTGATTTGCTGATTCACTACATTCTACTTTCCACTCGTCCACATGAGCAGGATATTTCTCATCCACCGCCTGACCTGGATGTTCTAG